CGTTTTGTTCACTTCTATTTAAATGTTCCACGAGTGATGCGGAATGAACTAAGCAGCGTATGCGTACTCAGAAGCCCCAATGAATTCCATCATAGAATCAAAGGTCATAGTTGACATTTCGTCAGTTATTGTTTTGTACAGATTTAAAGACATCTAGTACTTCGGTCTACGTGTGGTACTACCATTCTCATTGCAATCAATTCCATGGCATCCCCATATGATTATGTAAATATACGAAATTATTCCGAAACTACCAAATCGGTTTTCTTTTTAAATTGCTTTAAATTAGGAAGATATGATTGTATTAATGGTATTTTATTAATAACGGTCTTTATTGATTTAAAATTACACTCAGTTATTTCCGCATCGTTTCCCTTTATTTTCCAATCTAAGGTAGCTGCGGTATAAAACACATCTCCTACAAATTTTTTATACCCAATATAATCCACTTCAACTATTCTAGATTTTGAATCATTTGCTTTTTGAATAAAATATCGCACAATATAGCCTCTATTATAATCCAATTCAGTTGGTGTTGGTATATGAGCGGATATTACCTTTTCATCAAAAGTACTACCATTATTTGATATTTCACTGTATCTATCTATATTCATTTTATTATGCTTTAGGTTTATTTAATCTAAACCCACCTGTTATTTCGGTTTTCCAAAGCATATCTGTAATTGTATGTTTTACGGATGTTACTTGAAAGAATCCCGTTTCTTCATACGCTTTTGGAATTCCACTTACTGTAAATTTATCGCCCCTTTTAATACCGCTAATACCATGCATCGTAAAACTAAATTTAATTGGCATCAATGCGGATACTCCATTTTGTTCACTTACTTTATCATGTCCATTTTTCAATGCCTCAAATACCAATTGGTCATTATATGCCGTAATGTAAGTCATTTCCTCAAGTGGTTTCGTAAAATCAGAATTGTCTTTTAACTCAATTTTTGGTGCGTATCCAATTTTACTTAAAAACATCTGCATTGCCTTTTCTTTGGCTTTCTCAGCAGCTGCTTCTTTATCTTTTTTAATCTCGTCTTTACTTTTATTTTTTAAAACTGGTGTAGCATCATTTGGTTCACCACGTTTAGCTTCTATACTTTTTAAAACCAAATCATCCGAATCAGAAAAAAGACCTTTTTTCTTACTTTTTATATCAGTTTGACTTCCATTAACTTTTTGTCCTAATCGGTTTCCAATTATCTGATTCATCTTTGCACCACTAATATCTAAATCCAATGCCGCATCCATAAAAACGGATTGTACACCGGATAATGAAAATTGATATGGCGTTGTGGAAGATTGTGGTGCCATGTTCATATCAACTACAACCAACTCGGTAGTATCTTCAGGAGCACTTTGTTCTTGAATTTGAAAATCCCAAATACCCCCTGCTGCAGAAGATATTCCATTCAATAGTTGGTATAACGCATCTTTTATAGAAAAATTCTTTGTTTCCATAATACCTTTAACAAATTCCATATTTATATAAAGGTCATCTAAAAACCCATACGTTAATGCATCTTTATTTATTCGTTCAATAGTTGTATCTTTCCCATATTGTATCTGCCCTTTGCCTTCAACATTACCGAATTTTATATCTTTATCGTATGGGAATAATACTTTTTTTTGTTCATATGATATTGAATTATTAATAATGTTAGTAAAATCTTTTTGAGTAATCCCTTCTGATGCTTGGAGTAATGAAAATTTAGGGGTGTTTGGGTTTGGTATAAATAGTTTACTTTTATCGGTACTAAATATTTTTGGAAATGCACTACATACGGTATTTTTTGTATTTACCCTTACACTAACTATTTTAGGACCTACTTTAAATGCCTGAAATCCAATTCTACTCAAAATTTCAGATAATGCCGAAAACTTTATAAATCCCGCATCACCAATTAATTCCGTACCGTCTGGAATCTCCACAGTTTTTGACGTTGTTGATTTTTTACCGGTTGCGGTTTTTCCTTCATCTTTTGTCTTGGCCCCTCCTCCAAATTTAAAACCTAAAAAACTAGTCCCCGATAATTGGCTGTTCATTTTAGCTTTTACATTTTCATCAACATTTATAAAATTCAAAGGAGATGCAGTAATAACATCTTGTATTAAAGTATCAGCAACATCAACACTTTGTTTATTTGTTGCCAATCTATTAAATGCTTGCTTAAATCTCTGTTTACCAAAATCTGCTTCAAAATCTATTTCATATGATTCATAAGTTTTCGTAGTTGTGGTTTCACCATTAGCCGGTTCAACGTTATCCGCTGCCATAAGAAATGCTGGTAGTTCTGTAAATCCCGTACATTTTACAGTCACTGTCCATTCTTGTCCACTCATAGCAACGCTTCCACCTGTTATAAATCCCAAATAATTATCATAATGACCACCAGCTGATTTACGTTTTTCATTAACCGCATCAAATGATTGAAATTGACCAACACTATCACCATTTAATTCTTTAGTATATCCGGATACACCGTTTGCAGTGTTCCATCCCCATTCTAAAAATATTGTATATCCAGGTTCTAAATAGTATTTACACACAGTATCTAATTGTGCTCTTGTATAGCAGGTTATTGAAAATGTTGCTTTTCTAGAAAGTGCACCAGCACCTTCGTCTATTTCAATTGATGTTATATTTGGTTTAGGTCTAAATCCATGAAACTCACCACTGGCAATAATATAATTATTAGACCAAGTAAGCCCTATTGTACCACTCATAGTACCACTACCATATATAGATGGGTAGTTTGCAAATAAATCCCAATTTGGATTTGATAGTATTTGACAGCCGCCACCTACACCGGATGCAACTCTAACCCAAGCATTTAAGTTGGATACTTTATAAATATCCCCTTTTCTAAGAGCTAGTTCGTTTTGAACGTAATCTGCAATATTTGAGAAATTTGGAAATGCTGACATAAACTTTATTTAATTATTTTGTGAAATCAGTTACTATCGCTATATAGTTTAACGGAATTCTTAATACGGTTGCTTCTGGAAATCCTAGAGGAGCATCATGTATATTATTTGCAGATGCTATAATCCACCAAAGAGTTGGGTCTTCGTAATATTGAAATGCTAACGTATCCAATCTATCACCCAATTCGGTCATTACATATACATCATCATCTCTCAATGGAATATTAGGATATATTTTTGGTCTATACACCGTTCTACCATCGTGAGTTTTTTTAGTTTCTAAATTATAATATCTACTTTCCATACGCTTAACTTATATTTTCACTCTTTGCCCAATATTTACCATTTCTTGCGGTCCATCCCTTTCTACAATCATCTATTAATTTTAATTTAACCGCATCAACACCGCTCCACTGTTGACCATTATATGTATAAGTAAAATTTAATGGGTAATCTTCATCATACTCTATTCTCCCATTTGCTGCAATTCTTCCAGTAAGCTTAGTCGAATTGTCATTTAATCGTGCCCTAACCATATATCTAGGTGGCGCTGGTACATCCACTCCAGCCGAGTTTTCAATAGCGGGAGTATTTGTTTGAGCCGGTGTGGTTGCTTGTGCCGGATTATTTACTTTTGCAGCCACCGATACAGTATCCGCTTTTGGAAGTGTTGTATTTGCCGGGGCGGCCGCTTGTGCGGTACTTGTTTTTGAATTCGCATCGGTCGCAGCTTCAGCTTTAGGAATTGCGGTTTCGCTACTTAATATTCTAGTTGTTTCTTTACCATCTTTATCTTTTCCTTTATAAACTTGTCTTGGTAATTTATCAAATCCATACAAATATCCGGCTTCCGTATTACCTCTAGATTCTATTAAGTTTAATGTTACACTCACATCTATGATTTTAGGTAATTTATAATTATCTATTGTAGTCGATTCACCATTTATTTCAAACTTAGCCTTATCATCAATTCCAATAGGCCCAACTTCCCAAGTACCATTATCATCAACTGTATATGAAAGTTGTGAAATAAAACATGTTTTATTTTTATATAAATTACCAATAGTAATCCTAATAAACGGTGCCACAACAGCTATATCGCCGTTATATCCTTGTGGATATGCCAGTGATGTTAAAAAGTTTAATCGTTGCCAAGCCGCTATATGCTGTAATGGCGTAGTTGAATATACTTTAAAATTAAAAGATACACTTCTTTCTATACCAGTATAAGTCCAATATGGAAATGGTGAACCAATAAATTTAGCTGAATCCCAACTTGGCGTTGTGGTTTCAGTAATACCAGATAGAGTTGCTCTAAAATTTACAGATCGCCCTTTGCCGATTGATGTAAATTTTAAAGTTATAAAATCATAATCATCCAATGTATCGGCTCCTATTTTTAATGTATCACCTTTATATTGAGTTTTTTCATTTACAAAATCAGATTGACCATTACTATCAATACCATATTTTGATTTTAAACTTACTTTAGGTGTCTGTCCATCTTTCCTAGATGAATAAGTGTTAATAGTAACCGCTTGTCTTTCCGCTGCTGTTTCACTTGTATTCATTTTTGTAGTCGCTGCATTTAAGGCATCTAATTTGGAAGATAAATCATGTCTTAATGTAATATCAGTCTGTGCCTCATCAACCGTGTCTGAATACATAATTGGTGTAGATGCTTGTTCAGGTGGAACTGCTGGGTTTATATCTCCGATTTTTAACTTTCCGCTTGATATTAAAGTTTGACCTTCCTTTCTAGCCGAAGATAATTTATTTGTTACAGAATCCGTTATAGAAGAAATTTTACCACCTATATTAAATCTAGATGTGTCTAAATTTAGTTTCCCCCCTAAATTCGGAGTAGGTATTGGTAAATCTTTTGGAGTTATTTTTAATTTACTATTTTCTAAAAACTTATTTACCGCATTTGCTTGCGTTTGCTTTTTACCATTTATTTTTTCAAAATGAATACTCGATAAATCATTTCTTTTATAGATATCTTCATCCGATGCATTTACTGTATCTGAGTATTTACCCGAACTATCATATTGTACTTCGGTTGCACTTTTACCTGCTAAATTTTGTGCACCCTGTTTAGGTGCTCCAAATAATTTTTTCTTTATTTCTCCTTTAAGTAAATCTATCCCAGCTCCTAATATTTGGTTGCCAATTTGTTTTGGAGTTCCTTTTGCATTATTTTTTAAAAGTTGTCCAACTAAATTACCTTTTGAATCTCCTTTTATTTTAGCAAGAGTAATCATAGTATCAGGCTCTTTGCCTGATTTGAAATCTGAGTTTAACGAAATCTTTGTTGGTATAGTTGATTCAGGAAATGCAATACCCAATTTACTTGCAATATTTAATCCAAAGTTTTCTGCTTTTTTAAGAAGATTGCCAACAATACCTGCATCTTGAGAATTATTTGTATTAACACTATCCTTCATTATTTCAACAAGTCTAGTGGATTTCTTTTGAAATCTAAATATATCAGTACCATATGTTATTGGCGCTGATAGTGTATTTAAGATTCTCAATCCACTTGTTTCTTCTTCAATTCTACTTTCTCCCTTAGTTGTTGATATCTTTTGTCTAATTGCAGTTGCCGCTTTAAATGACAGACCTAATGCACCCACCGGTGTTGTGATGGGCAAATCTTTACTATTACGAATATCATATTTCGTTTCAGCCGTATTACCATCACTTAATACCTTGGTCCTAAATAGTTCTTCTATTGTTTTACCCATCTTTATTGTTTAGCGTATGAATTTGTACTACTTTTAGCAACCACAGCTGATATTTTTGATGTAACTTTTTGTCCATCCATATGAACGGATATTTTACCAGCATTTAAATCCGCTCTCAATCCTTTTATTTCACTAATTAATTCTGCGGTACTATCCGTCTTTCCTCCACCACCACCTTCTCCACCACCGGTTAAAAATGATAACCCGTTCAATGCCATTAAAATAGGAAGTGCAAGTAATCCCCCCATAGCCACCATTGCTAATGCACCCGCCAACATTGTCAATGAACCGGCTAGTCCTAAAATTGGTAAAAAACTAATTTGAGATAATGCCGCCATTTGTTCAACAATCATTGGTATTGTTGGTGCTAATGCGTTTAATGCACCACCAACCGAATTTAACCCAGCACCGGCCAATATCATAAATGGTGAAGCGGCTCCCAATACAAGCATAGATGCAGCTACTGCTGCCATTCCGATTCCAAATTGTATATATGGAGCAGCTGCAAACGCAACCATACCTGCTGCAAAAATACCCAATGCCGGTCCCAACATATTCATACCAATTGCCACTTGTTGTGAAGCAAGTCCAAATACATAGAATGCAGCCGATGCTACTAATAATGCCGCGGCTCCAACTAATATCATTGGTCCTGCTAAACTTAATAATGCCGCTACCCCGCCCAATGCGGCCATCGCTGCAATACCAATAAATACATTACCCCAATCTATCTTACCACTAAACTCTTGTGCTGCTTTTGCAAATACCCAAAGGGCCGCGGCCATAATTAACATCGCGGCTGCGGCTTGTATTAATGCCGGTCCATTTATTTTTCCCATTTTATTAGCCTTATCTGGATCTGGTGTCGCTCCTCCTTTTATTTTATCCTGTGCAATACCACCCATTTTATCTTTTACAGCACTGGTAGCTTTATCTTTTATCGCATCGGTTGCTTTTCCAGATACCGAATCGGTTACTTTCGCTATTGCCTTTCCTTTTATTAAATTTTTAACCCATTCAAACGCTTGTTTGGCCATACCACCCATATTAATACCCATATCTTTCAACATAGGACTCATCTGACCCATTGCTATTAAACTACTACCAAATGTTTTAGCCATACCAGCCAATGGTCCAGTTACAAATGCTGTAGTTCCTTCCCAGAAAGTACTCCATTTGGAAACACTAGCTTCACCATTCTCAGATATCTTATCAGAATTTGCTGCCATCTTTTGGAACTCATCAACTGATAATCCCAATAGTTCTGCCGCTTTTCTCTTTTGGAAAATATCCATTTTATTAAATGCATCTATACCACCTAGTTGATTCAATGTTTCTTTTACAGCACCAGTCATATTTCCTTCATATGCCAATCCCCTTGCTCTATCTAAGTTAAGTTGCTTACCCATCATAGCCCCCAATTCCATCTCATTATTAATAGAGGTTTCGAAGTCTAATAAACTATCACTTACTTTGGCCATTGAATCCATACTAACACCCATCTTAGCAGCTGCTACTGCGGCAATGGACATGTTTAATCCACCATTCTTACCATATTCTGCAAATGCTTTTGTTGAACCAGCAACATCTTTCATTAAAGAATCAATCGGAACACCAGCGGCTTTACCCAATGCTTTTGTGGTTGCTGCCATATCCATAGCAGTTGAAGCAGACCCATCGTTCATTCTTGCAAAGTTACCAACAACGTTAGCGGCTTCAGCACCACTAATACCCATATTAGTTGCCATTAAATTGGTATTCAACTGAGTAGTAAATGATACATCTTTTAATCCACCAAATTCTTTAGATAATCCTTTTGCCGTTTCTTCCGCATCTTTAAATGCGAATCCTAAAGCAAATGTTGATATTTGTGCCGAATCTACATATCCACCAAAACTTCTAACACTCTTACCCCATTTATCCAAACCAAACCCAACTCCAATAATTGCAGCCCCCAAAGCTCCTTTAAAATTAGATGTTAATAAGCTTGCAGTTTCTAATATACCACCTATCGTATCCTTTATACCGTCATATACCGCTATTTGCTTTCCTAAAAAATCCTTTTGGGCTTTTGTCATTTTCCCATAATTTCTAGCGAGCGTATTTTGTTCTTTTAAATTTTCAATAATTTTTTTATCTTCTTCACTCATATTACCCAAGCTGGCTTGGATTTCTTTATATTCTTGATTTAAAGCAGCATGACCGGCTATATCATCTATTGTTAATTGAGAAATACTTCTATTAATTTCAGCCATTTTATTCAATGAAGCGGTTTGCTCTATTGTTAAATCTTTTGAAGTAAATGTATTTTTAATTCTTTCTTTTTCAAATTTATTTAGATTTTGATATATGCCACTCATACTACCTAGTGAACTTTCCGCACTTTTTAATCCATCTAATCTAGTTTGATTTAGTTTTCTAACTACTTTAAGTTGCTCAGCTGCCAAATCTCTTTGAGCCTTTATTTGAGCGGTCATATCCACACCAGTTTGTAGTGCTTCCTGTTCAAGGCGCTTTTGTTCCTGTCTAGCTTTTGCAAAAGCTAATATAGCTTTTTGTTTTTCTTTATCTAAATTTTCCGCCATTTATGGAATTATTTTGAATACTTTTGTATTAATTTATTAAGAGTATCACTTTCTTTTTCAATTCTTTCCATGGCATCGATTACATCGGGTGGGAATTTATTTTGTTTTGCTTGGTCTAATGCTTTATTTACTGCATTTTGTTTCAATCCATCAAAAAATGCATCAGTAAATTTTTTTGCCGAACTGAATAGACCTTCTTTTATTGGTTGTTTTTCTTTTGACATAGTTTATCCATTTATATTGTATAAATATTGTATAATAAAAAAGTGAGGATTAACGCATCCTCACTTTAGATTTACTTTGAGCTTTTTTCATCTCTTCGGCTTCTTTTTTCTTTAATTCTATTAATTTATTGAAATAAAACCTTCTTAGATATACAGGCATATGGTAAACCTCATACCAATTGAATCCATTACCAAATTGAACCATTTCCCAAATTTGAGAATGAAGTTGAGATTTATAATCAGTTGGAAGGGTAAAAAAAGTTAATCCCGAAGGGTATATCCAGCGCCTCCGATTCACCAGTTATTTGTGATGTAAATTGGAATGTCAAATCCATATCAGGACTAATTTCCTTAACATACTTTCTAAACGCTTTAGTATCTTTTGCTAAAAACCCATTAACAACCCATCTATTTATAAATCCTCTATCAGTATTACCATCAATCGATTTAATCATATATTTCAATCTAGTTGTCACATCAAATGAAGATTGTGAATTTTTATTTAACTTTTCTAATGCCTGAGTTTCTTTTGTTATTTCTTGCTCATCACCGTGTGTAAGTAATTTAAATTCAATTTCTTTACCATCTGAAGGTAATGTGAATTTATATGAATTTGTAGAACTCAATACATCAGTATCAATATCTTTCGTTTGTACTTTACCCAAATCAATAGTTACTTTTTGAGTTTCTAATGTAAATGGGTCAGTTAATTCCACTTCGTAATCCGCACCATATCCTAAAATACGAGTTGCTAATAAAATAGCATTCTTATCACCAAGGTAAATATCATTCGTATTTACACCAGGTTCAACTACAACCGATTCAAATAGTTTATCTAATACAATACCTTTTTTAATAAGGTTTTGAGAAGCTAAGATATCTTCTTCTCGTGCTGTCATATATTTTATCTCACAAGTACCCTTTCTTAAAGGATGTCCTTCAGGATATACTAATCCTTGAGATGGTAATTCAATAACTTCCGTTGGGAAATCAATTTGTTTTGGTGCTGTTTGCATTTGCACCTTAGATGTATTTGTCATTTCTGCCATAACGATGTTTATTTTGTTTGTATATATAAATACATAGAAATTAAAAAATTAGAAAGCATAAAAAAGGGGATACTTTTGATATCCCCTTATTTTTATTATTTTTAGATTAGAATTCTAAGATTGCGTAATCATAAGATAGTGTTAATTCGATTGTTGCAACTTCATTTGAATCAAATGATAAATCTCCAAAGTTTGCTTGAGAGATAAATGCACCTTTCAATTTCCATTGTTCAATCTTATCACCAACTGGTCCTAATAGATAAAAATCAATATCTTTCTTATAGAAATCAGCGTATCCATCTCTACCAGTGATTGATTCATGTCCTAAACGAATCCACTCCATTACCGCTTGTGCTCCAGATGGAACGATTGGGTCATAAAGTGTGATAGTGATATCTTGCCACTCACCTTTACCTTTTAACTTTCTCTTTACGTTGATATGGTCTAAAGTTACGGTTTCAAATTGAATTGTAGGTCTATTTGCTGCCTTTACAAGATATGAAGGGATAGTATCTATCTCCATCACATATCTATTTTTCATTTTGGGTTCGAAGTTCGTATAGAACATCTTATCAAACTCTAATATTTCTGCCATTTTTTATTCCTTTTATTTGTATTAATAAATATCTACTTTATTGATTTTCGTATTATGCGTTAAAACTTGCTCCAGTTGGTAAGATGTTGAAATCAATTACTATGAATTCAGCCGTCTTAGCTGGTTGTAAGAAAATTTGTCCTGCTAATATGTTTCTATCAATTACGTCCGGTGTGTTGTTACTCTCGTCCATTACAACTCTGAATGCGTAAAGTCCTTGTCTTTGTTGAACTGCCTCTAAGTAAGGGTTCACAGTGTTTAAGAATCTTTGACGAGTTGTAGATGTATTTTGTTCGAATATTAAATAACGAGATGTAGATGCGATAAACTTCTTAAGAGTAATAAGTAATCTTCTAACATTGATTCTATCTAAAGCAGATGCCTTATCTTGCAATGTTTTTTGTCCGAATGCTACAATACCTTGTCCTGGGAATGCCGCAATTGGATTTACTTTGTTCTCATATAGAGTATCTCTTTCAGAATGTGTTAATCTATTCAACACACTAACTGCTCCAGTGATACCACCTCTATTCAAACCAGCTGGTGCGAACCACTCAGCCGCCAATCTATCGTTACTAGCAAATACTGCCGGTAATAATACTGATGGAGGAACTGATGTTAATTTGTTAGTGTTAGTGTCAACAGTTTTAACCCAAGGGTAGTAAGTTCCAACGTAGTTAGAATCTACTGCGTTTGCTTCTTCAGTTGCTTCAGTAATTGTTGCATTGTAATCTACAAAATCAGCAATATAGAAACAATCTTGTCTATCTTCAACCATATCTATTACTTTTGTAGTAATAGCAGGGTGTTTAGAACGGATGATACCCGGAGTTACAACTAAGTTGATATCCCACTCATCTGCGTTTGATACAGCGTTGATTGCTTTTGTATATGCAATTGAACCAGAAGTTAATGATGTTGCACAATTGAATCCTTGTGTATTTGAATTACCCCAATCAGTATCACCTGCTTTAGCTTTTATGATTGTTGGATTCATACCATCAAATCCTTCTTGGAATGCTAATATAAATTGTCTTTTAACCATATCACTTGCCGCAGAACCTGTCATTTGATATCCTAATTGAGAATCAAATGCAAATGATACGTTTGAACCAGTTTCAGCTGAAGCCGGTATTGGTTTCAAATATTGTAAATTATCCAATTTAACAGCGGATGTTTCAAAATCAAATCCACTATAATAAATTGGAGATGATGATGAGTTGCCAATAGAATTAGTTTGGTATGTTACTGCAGGTATTAAAAGTGATTCTGCATTATCAGTTGCTTTAATTGGGTTTGTATATGCTCCATGTCCAAATGGTGCTGCTGAAATTGGGAATGAACCCGGTGTTGATACAACTACTCTTACATATTTTGATTTGTTTGAATAATCGCCATTTTCAGTTATTTTACCAGCATTGTCGATTGTATTATATCTATCACCAATTCTTCTAGCTATATAGTTAGGAGATGCTGCATCTAAATTTACATTGTTAAATGTTTCAACTACAGTCTTTCTCTTATCAGTATCATTAAATGAACGTATTGTTACCGTAAACGTAGAATAATCAGTTGAACCATCTTCACCAGCTGCCTTTACATTAGAAATACCGATTTTGAATTTAGTATTATATAATGTACCATGTCCTAAAGTTACAAAGTTAAATAAATCGTATCTTTCACCACTAATTAATTGAGATTTAACGGTTGGAGTTTGTGCTTCAGTTGCATCGTTTGCGAAATTCTGAGTTGGTAATACCACTCTAGTTATTACGATGTTGTTTCCAGCAGAACCAGTATAATATCCAGCTACGTTTTCAAAATATGAATATGCGTATGCTGTTTTTGCTCCAAATGGAGATTCACCAAATACATCGGATAAATCGTTTGTTGCTGATGGTAGGATTGATGCTGATACGTTTACTCCCGCAGTTAATGTGTTGATTACAAATGAACCATCGGTTGCATCATTGCTAACAACAGTTGCTCCGGTAAAACCAACTCCTTCATCACCTGCTTTAGTTGAATGCAATAAACCAATTAATTTAGTACCTACTGATTGTAGGGATGAACCCGATGCGAATATCGCTAAAGGTGCTACTTGTTGGTAACCACCAATTCCGCCTACTCTTACGATAGTTGCACTACCAGCTTCTCTTAAATAATTTTGTACTGCATATTCAGTATAATAAGTTCCATCAGGTGTTCCGAAAATTTCTTCGAATTCTGATTGTGTTCTAACAATTGTTGGGATAAACGCCGGTCCTTGTTTAAAAGGTCCTATAAACGCTGCTCCAATTTCACCTACCCCTTGCGATAAGAAGGAAAGGTCATTTTCTCTTGTGAATACACCGGGTGATACGATTCTTTCTGCCATTTTATTTGTGCTATTTGTATTTTTAAGTGTGTATTAATTATTACCTACATTAATACTCATATAAATATAAAGAAAATATCCAAAACACAAATTTATTATTAAATCTGCACTTTGGATATTTAAAATTTAGTTTCGATTAAATTAATCAACCGGAGCTGGTTCATTAACAGTAGGAGCTACTGTACTACCAGATATAGGTGACCAAGGCAAGTCTGCTTCATTAACTTCAAGCTTAGTCCATTTTTTACTAGCTATTTCTTTTTGAATTTGTCCATTGATATGCTCCATATAATTACTTGCAGCACCACCACTTACGTGATTTTTTACCCAACTAAGTACTTGCTCTTCTGTCAAAGAACTATATTCGGTAAAACTACCTGTGTTAATTTCCGAAATTTTAAATGGAGTTGCTCCACTAAATGTTCCAAAATTACCATCTTCATCCGTACCGGTTAGTTTCCATTGTGTACCAACAACCGCATCGCTGATATTGTCAGCGTTTTGCTTTTTAAGGCCTGTTAGTTTCCATTCGTATGTTAATCCCATAATATTGTGTTTTATATTGTATAAATATATTATTTTTAAAAAATAATTATTATCTATTGTTAGTTAAGATTTTCAACATTTCTTTAATTTCAGAAATATCGTTCTTTTGTTTGTCAATTATAACCTGTTGTTCTTTAATAGCTTCTACTAAAAGTGGAACTAATTTATCATAATCGATTGTTAAATAGTTTTCACCACTCTTAGAACCTATCACGTTACCTTCCGAATCAAATTCAGTATCAAATGGCGCTAATGTTACAATTTCAGGAAGTATTCTTTGAACTTCTTGTGCTGAAAGACCCAATTGTACTTTTTCATCGGTGTATCCTACTGATTTTGCCAAATCATTGTTCACATAATAGAAACCATTTAATTGAGAAATCTTTTCTATTGGGTTTTCAATCTTGCCAACTTTTGTTTTTAATCTTTCATCAGAATAGTAAGCGATGATATTTCCCTGACAGAATACCCATTCGTATGCGTATAATTGGTTTGCATTAATTCTAAACATACGAGAACTACCATCACCATCCATATAATATCCCGTATTGTTATTATCATAGAATAACGGACTTCTTATAGAGCCATCCGCTTGGAAATATCCATATTGGAATCTATGATAATCACCACCCCAATAATACAACCAACTTCTACTATTATCATGTATACCAATGTTATCACCACCGGTACTCATTAAACAGTGTCTAGAACCAATACCCCAACCTTGCCAGCCATTTCTACCACCATCGTAAGTTGTATAGTTACCATAAGAATTTCCACCACATTCAGCTGCCCATATACCTCTACCATATGATTGGTTATACAATCCAGTACAACCATAGTTTCTCCACCATCCGTAGTTATAACCCTGGTCTATGTATATTGCGCTTAAACGAGAATCACCATTAGGGTCACTATAATATCCAGTATTATTTGCATCATACATTATATATGCGTACAATGTATATCCAGGATTAGAACCACTCATTACGAATTCTAACCATCCAGATGTACCACCACCCCATTTACCTCTTGCCCAATATCTATTTGCGGTTGCATCACCGGCACCTACCATCATCCAACCATACGCCGCACCACCATCCGATGTTGCATAGTGTTGACCGGATACAATACCTTGAGCGTGAATGTAACCACCACCTTGAGGGTGACCAGTTCCACCACCCCAAATATCCCATCCAGAAAAACCAGCTTTCCAAGCATTATCCCAGTTTCCAGCAGATGTTCCCCAACCGAAAGTACCTGTCCAATAGTTAGTATCACCAGTATAATCAAATCTAGGGGTATTCCAATGATAACCCCTATTTATCGCGGCATGTGTTCTTTGTGCAAATCTACTTAATTGTGAAGTACCATTAGGGTCTAAATAGTATGAAGTATCATCTCTATCGTAAATAAAGTTTGTTCTTATCTCATAAAGATACGTTCTATTTCCAGAATAGTGGTTGATATAAGTTTCATATCCGTTTTGGCAATCTAAGTGTAAGTTACCATTAGTTGTCACAACAGATGCGTATGAGTTAGGTCTACCATTAGAACCAACATAAAGATATGCTCCCCAAGTTGGGTTAGGTCCATGTAGAGTACCGCCTCTAATTCTTAAAGCAGAATCCGATGTTGAGTTAGGGTCTAAATAATATCCAGTATCGTTACTATCGGCATAATACCCTGCATATAAAGGTCCACCACTACCATCATTACGGTCATGCATTGCAACAGTACACCAACCGCTCCAACCACTCCAAGCACTTCTAAATCTTAAGTTACTTATCGGTCCACCAACCAACTGCCAACCAGTGTTATTATTTCCACCAGCCGCATAATGGAAAGCTTGTGTACCAACCCAATGCGATGTACCACTCGGCTGATTACCTGGGTTTGACCAAGAATCAATAAAGCCTGAACCCCATCCCGCTACTGAGTTCATATCAGTAGTTCCCCATCCCATAGAACCTATCCAATAATTAGTATCTCCAGTATAATCATTTCTACGGTAGTTACCTTTACCGGTCAATCCAATTCTCATTTTACCATAATCGGTCAAACCTTGCCAGTTACTATCACCATTACCATTGAAATAGTATCCAGTATCGTGGTCATAGTAAATAGGTGACCTCATATCACTTCTTGCCCAAACTGTGCTTGTAAGTGCTGCGTATGTTAAACCATTAACCATTACTAACAATCCGTGGTCAGTCAAATAACCAGCTTGTCCGCCGGCATTAGGATGTGACCAAGATAATCCATATAAGTTACCAGGAGATGTACCATCAACAGGAAGTCTCCAAGAAGTACCCATTGAGAATATACCCTGATATCTAGTTGATGTATAAACTCCAAAAATAGTTTGTCCGTAGTTATAATCCAAATAAATGTGTTCGTTTGAATCAACTCTAATACCACCGTTTGATAATACATAACTTAATCTAGCAGTACCAGCTGGGTCTACATAATATCCAGTATTGTTTGAATCATAAAATATTGGTGCTCTTAATGAGTTACCACCAGTTGCATAGTTATTAAAATATACCGTATTATTTGGGTACATTTCCATATTAGTAACTCTAGTACCGGATGTATTCGTGTTATAGAAATACCAATCACCAGCTGAAGTAAACCTCATATATGCTTGTCCCTGCCCCGTATTTATTCTATCAAATCCACCAGGACCACTACCATTATTATGTACGTTAAATCCAAAACCACCATCATTCCAAGTCACACCAGGTTCAGATACCCACATTTGTAAATAAGATGGTACACCAGTACCCATTTCATTTCCTCTAGCAATAATTCTAAGAGATGAATCGTAGTGGCCACCAGCTACTTCTAATCTACCTCTTAAATAAGATGTACCATTAGGGTCTATATAATATGCAGTATTTTGGGCATCATACATTATATTAGCTTGGAAACTTTGTGCCCAAGCAGTACTACCATTATCCCATCTTAAGTTCCAACCAACAATAGAGTTACCACCACCATAACCCAATCTCCAGTCATTTGCAGATACGTTACTAATCATACCCCAATAGGTAGATGCGTTATTCATCATAAATGAACCATTGTTATTATATGCGTTATGTTGAATAGAGTTTCCGTTTGCAACAACTAAATAAACAAGGTTTGTTGTACCAGCTGCATTCACATAATATCCAGTATTATCCGAATCGTAGTATATTGGTGAATATAATGCCGCGGTTGAATATATAGCTCCAGTGGTGTAAATACCACCATTCATTTGTAATCTAGTATAGGTACTACCATTGTTTCTTAATGCAATAACATGCGGGTCACCAGGTAAGAATGTACTACTAGCATATTCATATCCTAATCCGTACATATTACCAATTGGCCAAGACTCACCGATTGTCCAAATTACTTTAGAAGCAGTTCCGGTTGAATTATAACTACCCATCATACCACCTTCGTTACGGCTTACTAAATAGTTATCATAATAATGTCTACCATAATTGTATGATACGTTCATTACAGTAGTACCATTTCCATCAAAATAATAACCAGTATTATCTTGGTCATAGAATATAGGTGCTCTAAATGAAGATATTGCATATCCAATTCCATCGATACTCCACCCACCAACGGTTTGTCCATATGTTGTATTATAAAAATGGAAACCAGTAATACCAACTAATTGAGATGTTGTTCTTAAACCAACATACCATTGTGCATATGTATTTCTATAATTCCACATTGCTTCAAGAGCTCCATCAGAATAAATTTGTGGATATTGATGTACTCCAGATGAATATATTTGTATAGAGTCACCTGGACTACCTCCCGATGGACGTACTTGTAATCTTCTAAGAACAGACGTATTATCACCATCTATTCTAAATGTAGTATCATCACTATCATAGTAGATTGGAGAATACATTGCCGAAGTAGCCTGAATTGTTGTACTTCTAAATCCACTTAAATTGCTAGATATATATGAGTAGGAATCTGATTCTATTGCTGCAGTATATCCTTCCGCAACATCCATTACTCCACTATAATATGAACCATTTTGTATTTTACGAAGAACAACCTGTCCATAAGACCAACCAGATGAACCGTTACCAATTACGATACAATATTTACCATCTTTAACACCAACTCTAATTGGTTTATCGGTATATCCTACAAGAGTTGCTCCGAAATTATACCAAGCACCATTCCAGTTATGTCCACCAACTATTACAGTACATGCATTATTTCCGTTATATTCATAAATGTCAATAACCGCATGTATCATTCCATAGTTACTAGTATTACCAGGAAATTTAATAACAACTGCTCCAGTTGTACTACTGCTGGCTCCCCAAACTGCGTAAGGTCTACCTACTAAGTTATTTTGTTTTATACCACCTGCTATTCTTAATGAAGTTGCACTTGTACCAGGATCTAAAAAATATCCAGTATCAGTATAATCTCTGAATAGTGTTCCTCTAACTTCTTCCGATGCTACTATACGAGATGAAATCGATGCTCTAAAAGAACCATTGTTTATTATTAACAAACCATGGTCATTCAAATTATTCGCACCACCCAAACCACCTGCATTTGGATGAGACCATGCGATGCCATACATATTATTAGTTGCCAATCCATTTACCGCCATTTTATAAGAGTCACCCATAGCAAATACGGCTTGCAATCTAACGGAATCATAATTTCCAACTATACCTTTTCCAAAATCATCAAATACAATATTTCTTCCATAAGTAATTCTCGCAGCATCTCTTGTATCATGATAGTGAATTAAAGAATCGGTGCCGGCATATCTACTATATCGATATACATTATACGCACTATCCCAATACCATCTATCACCATACCAACCACTACTATCTTCACCAAAACGGAATTCAGCATCTCCACTATCACTTGCACCGACATATAGAGTATCATTAACCCAAGTTAAATCACCACTACTATTACCCAAATAACTATTGTAGAAAGTTCTAAAGTGGTTATCACCATCGTTGAAACTTGCAACAGCAACACTATTTGCTATATTATAAAATTGAGTACCACCGTATGAATGATGAGAACGAAGTCTTATACCAGTATAAAAATGTATATGTAATGGTTGTGTCCAAGCACCTGCCGGCTTACCAATATAATAGTTAAAATCACTAGTTGTATGAAAATCTATACCTCTAAATGATGTAGTTGATATTGATTCATTATTATTTGTATAACCAATATTAACGTAGTTACCAGTATTAAGATTATCTACATTTATTGTACTTGCCTTTGAAGTTCCAGCTGGATTTATATAAAAAGTCGTATCATTTCTATCGTATAGAGAATCCGCATCTATTCTACCCATCGTATGATTGGCAAATGTAGATGGAGTACCCGCGTTCCAAATATATGAAGTTGGAGTTCCACCTAAAGCCGCGCGATAATTAATATACATAGAACTTGCAGTGCCCCCAAGCGTTATTTCATTACCCGCAGATGTTATACTAAAATATCCTCCATTTGTATCTATATAATTCGATGCACCATCAATTTCTACTTTACCAAATCTTACAGTATCAGTTGTACGAACATTTTGGTCCATCGCATATAGTTCGTTAGCACCTTGTCCGGTATTTACGGTTGCAAATGTTACACCATCCGTAGTTCTTACGTTTTGGTCCATTGCATATAATTCGTTAGCACCTTGTCCGGTATTAACCGTAGCAAAAGTTACTGCATCCGTTGTTCTGATATTTTGGTTCATTAAATAAACTTCAGTTGCACCTAATCCAGTATCTATTGTACCACTAAGAACTACGTTACCACTTACGTTTACGTTATCATCAAATGACCATCTATCATTTCCCTCATCCCAAATAAATTGTTTTGTTGCTGCATTACCTCTCTTAACTTCTATACCAGCATTTTCAGTTGGTGTAGTTGATGCTCCAATATCTGCGTTAAGTGTAATGATATTATCACCTACATTTAAAGTTGTTGTATTAATATATGTTGTAGTACCACTAACAGTTAAGTTACCACTAATTGTAGCATCTCCAGTTACCGTCAATGTACTACCATCGAATTTTAAATTTGCTTCAACAGTTCCGTTTGGTGCAGTTCCGTTTAATGTAATTACACCATTATCAGTTGTACCAGTTAATGCTAATAAACCAGAAGTACCTGATGTACCGCGTGTTCCAGATGTTCCAGATGAACCACTTGTACCAGAAGTTCCAGAAGTTCCACTTGTACCGGAAGTTCCTGCCGAACCACTTGTACCAGAAGTTCCCGATGAACCGGAAGCTCCTGATGAACCAGAAGTTCCTGATGTTCCGCTTGTTCCTGATGTACCAGAAGTTCCTGATGTACCAGAAGACCCACTTGTTCCAGCTGAACCTGATGTACCAGAAGTTCCACTACTTCCCGCCGAACCACTTTCTCCAGATGTTCCGCTACTTCCTGATGTACCAGATGTTCCTGAAGTTCCTGAAGTTCCTGATGTACCAGAAGTTCCGCTACTTCCTGCCGAACCACTTACTCCGGATGTTCCAGATGAACCACTTTCTCCGGATGTTCCAGATGAACCACTACTTCCAGCTGAACCACTTACTCCAGATGTTCCTGAAGTACCACTACTTCCACCGGTACCACTTACTCCAGATGTTCCTGAAGTACCGGCCGAGCCAGATGAACCTTGTATTCCATCCGAACCACTTGTTCCAGAAGTTCCAGAAGTTCCAGAAGTACCTGAAGTACCTGAAGTACCTGCCGAACCAGATGAACCTTGTATTCCACTTGCACCAGATGTACCAGCTGAACCTGATGTACCAGCTGAACCCGAAGTTCCTGATGTACCCGAAGTTCCTGATGTACCAGCTGAACCACCGGTTCCACCTGCACCGGTTACTCCCGAAGTTCCTGATGTACCACTAGAACCACTACTTCCACTACTACCATCCGCTCCACTCGTTCCACTTGTTCCACCACTACCATTCGTACCACCCAATCCACCGGCTCCAGTTATACCACCACTACCAGCAGTACCACTTGTTCCAGAAGTTCCAGAAGTTCCAGATGTACCTGCCGAACCAGTTGTACCGGCTGTTCCACTTATACCAGAAGACCCGGTTGAGCCGGCAGTACCAGTTGTACCACCACTTCCCGAAGTTCCACTAGTACCACTTGTCCCAGCTGAACCAGATGTTCCTGATGAACCATCTTCTCCACTTGTTCCAGAAGTTCCTGATGTTCCAGAAGTTCCAGATGTACCAGCCGAGCCCGTTGTACCTGCAGAACCTGTACTACCTGAAGTTCCGGATGTTCCGGATGTTCCGCTTGTGCCAGAAGTACCCGATGTGCCATCGATTCCAGATGTTCCCGATGTACCAGACGTTCCGGATGTACCTGATGTGCCAGACGTTCCAGAAGTACCGGCAGAACCCGTACTACCAGAAGTTCCGCTTGTTCCTGAAGTTCCCGAAGTTCCTGATGAACCACTACTACCGGAAGTTCCTGATGTACCAGAAGTACCAGAAGTACCTTCACTACCAGTTGTACCAGAAGTTCCTGATGTACCAGACGTACCAGAAGTTGCTGCTGCAAATTTAGTTCCTATCTTTCCCGTTGCGGTATTAATAACCAATACTTCGTTTGTTACATTATCAGCTTGGAGGCCGGTAACAAACATAGAACCTGAAATTGCTACACTACCAGTAAATTCTTGTTTATCGAGTTGAGAATCGCCAAATTTATTTGAACCAGATGAATATATTACAGATGATGAAATGTATGTTGTATGTATTTCAGTAGATGTTATTTTACCAGCTACACTAATATCTCCTTTGAAAATACCACTTCCAGTTACTATTAAAAAATCATTTACAGTAACGCCAGTATTAACTCTTAATCCTTGATTTGGTGAAATTTGTGCTACTACTGAACCTGATTTTAATCTATCTATATCGCCAATTGATGCCGCACTAATATTAAATAACCCACTACCATCTCCTCTAAATAAAGATGCGGTAATAGAACCACTAACTTGTGTATTTGCGTTTATTTGTAATGAAGACCCACTAGTTACTCCAATTAAATTTGTTTGTATTCCGGAAGCACTAAAGTTTCCTACAACATTTACAGATTCCGATGATGCATTTAATATAGATGCTCCACTCACAAAAAGTGATACACTATTTACACTAGTCTGATTTAACCCATTAGGACTTTTTCCGTTAAACTCCATTTAATATATCTTTTTATTATGTCAATTCTAATACCGAAACAATTACATCTGCTGAATTTGCTAACGAAGATGTTACCGAAAGAAAATCCGTTGCTTCTAATACAATCTTTTGTTCACCACCTACCATTATATTTGAACCACCTTGTACTATCAAAGCATCCTTTACCAAATATACACATTTATTTCCAGAAGTATCTCGCATCATTACACTTACTGAAATATTTTGTGATGCTGCATTTGCCACATTCACACCGATTATTGTTGCAGAAGTTGCAGCTGGAGATTCATATACTTTAACACCGTTTGTCCCGATTGAACCTGTTATACTATTTTTAAATGTATTTGCCATTTTTATTTATTTTTATCCTAATGCTATTGCAAAAGCTATTGCTGAATCTAATACGTTTACACCGTCCACTAAATACCCACCCGCAGTCAAATTCATTGAACCAGTCATATTAATTGAACCACTAACCGATAATCTATTAGTTACATCTAAGTTAGCAAATGATGCTTGTTGCACATCAATTGTACCCTTAAATGAACCGGTTAAAGAACCCGTAAATGAACCACTTAAATTTGCGTAAGCAGATGAAGCTTGTGTAATTGAACCCGAAAATATTGGACTATGTATAATCATCTATATCTATATACTTTTTGTTATAGGTATAAATATAAAATAATTTCCTTTTAAGGTTTCACAGGCCAGTTAATAGAAAAAGGATTGGATTGTGTTGTAATATTTCGTAATGCTTGTCTATATAGTGTCCAAGCCTCTTTTGTTTCGGATGGGATATCAGATAATTGTGTCCAATCACATTCTGTCAATAATTCATTTCTTTGAATTCGTATTGTTTCCCATTGATTTTCTATTCGATATGAAATTTCTTCTGATGTAGCGTCCGTTTCTACCCAACTTTTATAATAAAACCCATCAATTAAAGTAGGAGTTCCTTCCGTAATATTTTTTGTATAGTCAACTGGTATTGGGGTTGGTTGAACTACATACATATCCCACTCAATTAAAGATTCATCAGTAATAGTTGCAGGAAGACTTACATTTGGATATGCTCCTCTTAATTCGTTAATAGTATATGGATAATTAATCGTATCGTTTATAATTCGTAAGTACATATTATTTAAAGTTTATAGGTATTGATGCGAAATTTGTTAATCCAGTACAATTATTAAATGCATCAGTTCCAGCTGGTGCAGGTACTCTATTCCACAATTCAGGAGCGGTACCTGTTAAAGCATTTGTTGTGGAACTCATGTTATATAAATTACTAAAAGTTGTTACTGCTGTATTATATGTAAATTGTAAAACATCAACTATTGCTCTAGAATTTCTAAATGTTCCAGAAAAACTCGTCACATTTACATTTTGGTCAAATAATGTTAATGGTACTGTTGTTAGAGCTTGGCATGCAAAGAAACAAGATGCAAATGATGTTGCCAAAGGAACATTATCAAATAATCCAGTTGGTATTGATGTTATTGTTGGTATTGATGCAAATGTACTACTAAATGTTGTTGCTTTTGGTGAATAATCAAATATATCCGAAGGTATTGATGTTATTCTAGTACCATTCATAAAATTAGAAAAAGTAACTATCTCATCTAAACCAGTATAACCACCTACTGCACTCAATGATGCACTTCCAGGTATCGCTGTTAAGTTTGAACAACCATAAAAATTTACACTTCTTAATCCAACAATTCCCCATTGAACTAATTCAGTTATAAGAGTTCTAATTGCCGAATTATTATTTACTGCAAAACCTGGCATAAATCCAGTTATAGTTACGTTATATGTTCCGGGACTAGTATAAGTGTGGATTCTATTTACGGAATTCGATACAGTTATTAATGGAGAACTACTACCATCACCCCAATCTATATATAACGATGGTGTCAATCCACCATAATCAATCAAAGGACACGTAAATACAGTACTTGCAGTTGTTGTTGTAACTTTAAATACAAAGGGAAAAACTTGCGATGAATCTGATGATATCAATCTTCTAAATATACTCATAACTTTATTAACTTAAATTTTTACCGGTTACAAATCCGTAATACGAACCACCACCATTATAAGTATAGAATACTAAAACATCTACACCGGATGATGTTAATATAGGAGCAATTCCGCCTACCCAATCAATTTCAGCTGGCCATGTTATAGAATATGAGCCCGCATTTACAACCACTAAAGTAAACCCAAATGCGTTTGATACTGGTGGATTTGAAAATGCAATCGTAGATGTACCATTAAATTGTCTTCTAAAGTTATTTGCAGTTGATAGGTCAAATGTTATGCTTCCTCCAGTTCCTTGGTCTGAATATGTTTCTCTAAATGTTGTAGAACTTATATAGGTAGAAGATACTATATTTCCCGTTACAGATAAATTAGTACCATCAAACGTTAAATTAGATTCTACTTGAGAACCAACTGGACTATCTATATAAGTAAGTACTCCATTATTAGTTGTTCCCGTAACTGGGAATCCGTTAGTACCCGATGTTCCCGATGTTACACCAGGAACAGATGTACCACTCGTTCCTCCGCTTCCACCGGTTCCGTTAATTCCAGAAGTTCCTGATGTACCAGATGAAAATCCCGGAGCGTTTGTTCCGGAAGTTCCTGCCGAACCACTTGCACCACTTGTACCGCTTGTGCCAGATGAAAATCCTGGTGCGTTTGTTCCAGATGTACCAGCTGCACCATTACTACCACTACTACCACTTACCCCAGAAGTTCCCGAAGTTCCGGATGAAAATCCCGGAGCGTTTGTTCCAGAAGTTCCCGAAGAACCATCTGCGCCAGCTGTACCCGTAGCACCATTTGAACCCGATGTACCACTACTTCCAAACATTGTACCATTAACACCAGATGTTCCAGAAGTTCCAGAAGTTCCTGATGTACCATTAACTCCATTTGTTCCATTTTCTCCAGATGTTCCCGATGTACCACTCTCTCCACTCGTACCACTACTTCCAAACATTGTACCATTAACACCAGATGTTCCAGATGTACCGGATGTGCCACTGCTACCATTTTCACCAGAAGTTCCCGATGTACCGGATGTACCAGAAGTTCCACTACTACCAAACATTGTACCATTAACACCAGATGTTCCAGAAGTACCCGATGTACCAGATGAGCCACTAACTCCCGATGTACCAGAAGTACCAGAAGTTCCTGATGTTCCGCTACTACCAAAGAATGTTCCGTCAAATCCTGAAGTTCCTGATGTGCCAGATGTTCCAGATGAACCACTGGCCCCCGATGTTCCGGATGTTCCGTCCGTTCCAATTAAACCACTCGTTCCACTACTACCAAAGAATGTTCCGTCTAACCCAGAAGTTCCACTAGTACCAGATGTACCTTCTATTCCAGATGTTCCAGAAGTTCCATTAGTTCCACTTTCACCACTAGTACCACTACTGCCAAAGAATGTTCCATCAACTCCAGATGTTCCAGAGGTACCAGAAGTTCCAGAAGTTCCAGATGAACCGGCACCACTCGTACCACTACTTCCATCCGCACCACTTGTCCCACTTGTTCCAAAAAACGTTCCATCTGCACCTGAAGTTCCGGATGTACCACTCGTTCCATCAGTACCAACTCCAGAAGTTCCACTTGTGCCGCTTTCACCAGATGTACCACTTGTACCACTACTTCCAAACATTGTACCATCAACTCCAGATGTTCCAGAAGTTCCTGATGTTCCAGATGTACCAGATGTACCATCACTACCAGATGTTCCTGAAGTTCCATCAGTTCCATTTATTCCTGATGTACCACTACTACCAAAGAATGTACCATCTATTCCCGATGTACCACTTGTACCCGATGTACCATCAATTCCAGATGTACCACTCGTGCCATCCGTGCCACTTATTCCACTAGTTCCACTACTACCAAAATATGTTCCGTCTATACCAGAAGTTCCCGATGTTCCCGATGTTCCGCCGCTTCCACTCGTACCAGAAGTACCAGAAGTTCCATCACTACCAGAAGTTCCACTACTACCATTTGTTCCTGAAGTTCCTGATGAGCCATCTATACCACTCGTACCAGAAGTTCCTTCCGAGCCATTAGTACCCGATGTTCCGCTTGTCCCATCAGTTCCAGAAGTACCAGATGTACCATTTGTTCCAGAAGTACCCGAAGTACCATTTATACCAGAAGTACCCGAAGTTCCCTCAGACCCATTTGTTCCTGAAGTTCCACTTGTACCAGAAGTTCCTGATGTTCCATCACTACCAGATGTTCCAGATGAGCCATCTATTCCAGAAGTTCCAGAAGTTCCACTCGTTCCATCAGTACCAACTCCAGAAGTTCCAGAAGTTCCTGATGTTCCATCACTACCAGAAGTTCCCGATGTTCCATCACTACCAGAAGTTCCTGATGTTCCACTTGTACCAGCAGAGCCAGTTGTACCAGAAGTTCCCGATGTTCCGGAAGTGCCATCACTTCCTGATGTTCCAGATGTTCCACTCGTTCCATCCGAACCAGTTGTTCCTGAAGTTCCTGATGTACCATCACTACCCGTTGTACCAGAAGTTCCTGATGTTCCAGAACTTCCTGCCGAACCGGATGTACCAGAAGTTCCTGATGTACCATCACTACCGGTTGTACCAGAAGTTCCTGACGTTCCAGATGTTCCAGATGTTCCTGATGAACCTTCACTACCAGAAGTTCCCGATGTACCACTACTACCAGAAGTTCCACTAGAACCGGCAGAACCAGTTGTTCCTGACGTTCCAGATGAACCGGCTGAACCAGATGTTCCAGAAGTACCCGAAGTACCCGATGAACCCGATATACCATCACTACCGGAAGTTCCAGCAGTTCCCGAAGTTCCTGAAGTACCACTACTTCCATTTTCACCGGAAGTACCAGAAGTACCAGAAGTTCCCGATGTACCATCCGTACCGGCTCCACCACTTGTTCCAGATGTTCCCGATGTACCAGATGTTCCTGATGTTCCCGAAGTTCCGGCACTACCTGCAGTACCAGTTGAACCACTAGTACCACTTGTACCAGAACTTCCACCCGTACCAGATGTTCCTGATGTTCCTGATGTTCCTGATGTTCCTGATGTTCCACTAGAACCTTCACTACCAGAAGTTCCGGATGTACCGGATGTACCAGAAGTTCCTGATGACCCGGATGAACCAGTGCTACCAGAAGTTCCCGAAGTTCCAGCAGTACCAGAAGTTCCAGAAGTTCCCGATGTACCACTTGTTCCTGACGTTCCAGATGACCCACTTGTACCACTAGTGCCCGAAGTTCCAGAAGAACCTTCACTTCCACTTGTTCCAGAAGTACCAGAAGTTCCCGAAGTTCCAGCCGAAGCTTCAGTTCCAGAAGTTCCAGAAGTTCCTGATGTACCATCACTACCCGTTGTGCCACTTGTACCTGATGTTCCTGATGTTCCTTCAGAACCGGTTGTACCAGATGTTCCCGATGTACCAGAAGTTCCCGAAGTTCCTGATGTACCTGCCGAACCTTCCGTTCCAGAAGTTCCAGAAGAACCTTCACTTCCACTTGTTCCAGATGTACCAGAAGTACCAGCCGAACCTTCGGTTCCAGATGTTCCAGATGTTCCAGAAGTACCCGCAGAACCTTCGGTTCCAGATGTACCGGCCGAGCCATCTAATCCAGATGAACCTTGTACGCCTGCTATATTTCTTGTTTCTAATTTCTTCGTTGAACTATTCCAAACTACCACATTCTCCGATGAACCAGAAACTAATGTTCCTATTAATACACTACCACTAACTCCTAAACTACCACTAATAGTTAAATTAGCGTTTATATTACTATCTTTATTTACTTGTAAAAATGATGCTGTATTTACCCCTTCCGCATTTAAAGCGTATAGAGCGTATGATGCAGTGAATGCTAACGATGCAGTTTGTGCAAATAACACACTCATTGAAGAAGTTTGCGAACTAAGTAAATCACCAGCACCAGCACCACCACCACCTCCTAATATGGTTACCAATACCCCATCCGAACCAGACGATATCACATTAACACCAGAGCCAGTAAAATGAATTTTTCCTACTTGTGCTTTTACCAATGAACTGGTTTGGTATATAAATAATTCAGTACCACCACCTTGTCCTGCATTTAATGCGTATGATGCCGTTAATGCGTAAGAAGAACTTACCGCCCTAAATACAGACATCGAAGCTGTTTGAGAATTTCTTACAAAATTTTCTAAATCACCCAAAGCTGCTAACGATGCGGAATTAAATCCAACAATACTTTCAGCTACACCCGCTCTAACTGCATATGAAGCCGATAACACATTACCAATTACTCTATCACCAGGTATCGTACCATTTACCAACGAACCACCGCTACCAATTACAGCATGCCCACTTGTCAATCCACTAAATGTAATCTTTATAGTATTTTCATCAATCGATTCAACGGTGGATGGTATAATTTGTGCTTCCGAACCAGTAGCGTAAACTTGCACCATTGGATAAAGTATTTCCAAATTGTGTACAATAGTTATTTCACTTGCATTATTAAATGAAACGGTTTCAGTTAATGACGTTTCAGGTTGAGGGATAAAATATCCTCTATTTTCATCATATCTTAAAATATCATATTCTACAGATGCAGTAGGTCCTAGTCCTTGGAAGTTATAAGTTCCTAAAAATGAACCACTAATTAATGGAGAGAAAATATAACTACTACCAGTTATACTATTTGCTCTTAAATTTCTATCAACATACGAATCTCCCCAAACAAATGAAGATGTATTAACTACAAATCCATTATTAGGTGAAATAGATGCAGTTGCAGAACCACTCTTTAATAAGAATGTTTCAAATGATAAGTTAGCTATATTAATGTTTGTCAAACCACTACCATCACCATAATAAGTTGAACCGGATGATAATAATACATTTCCACCGGTTACAAATAATCCACCACTAACACTTAAATTACCAGAAACAAACGTTCTAGTTCCAATTTCGAATCCTTTGTTTGGAGATATTACCGCTTGAACTGAACCTGATATAATTCTATCCAATTTAAGGTCTTGTAATGCATTAGCAGGGATGTTAAATAATCCCCCACCATCACCTATATAAAGTGCCGCTGTTATTGGTACGTTTACACTTAATTTAGTAGGGTCAATTATAGCAGTACCAGAACCGGAATTGATTTTTTCTAATTCTAAGTTTTCAATCGCATCCGGGGGGATGTTAAATAATCCACCGCCATCTCCATAATAAAGAGATGCGGTTATTGAACCACTAATAGCTACCGATGATGTGAATTGAGATTGATATGAACCAGAAGATACTGCAGTTATTACTTGGAATATTTCACCACTTGTTACAGATGCAGTTGCTGAACCACTTGCGATTAACGGAGCTGCTGATGCTTGTACATTTGTAATAAATCTACCATCTCCAAATAAGAATGTACTTGCTTTAATTGAACCACTAACTTCGATTGAACCGGTAAATTCAGAACCTATTAATGAGCCGGTTTCATTCGTTTTTACTATAAATCTACGTCCACTTGATACCGATGCAGTTGCCGAACCACTTGCTATAAATGGGGCTGCTTGTGCAAATACATTTGTAATATATCTACCATCACCAAATATATAATCTTTTACAACAACTGAGCCACTAACTTCTATTGAACCGGTAAATTCGGACCCAATTTGTTCACCAAGTTTTGTAGTTACTACTTGGAATATTTCACCACTTGTTACAGATGCAGTTGCAGAACCACTAGCTATTAAAGGTGCCGCTGCTGCTTGTACGTTGGTAATAAATCTACCATCACCATAAATGTATTCGGTTGCTCTAATACTACCGCTAACTTCAACCGAACCAGTGAATCTAGAACCAACTTCTGAGCCAGTGAATGGTGTAATTACATTGAACCCATAATCAGGTGATACCGAAGCGGTTACCGAACCGGATTTAATTTCAGTTGATATTAATGCGTCTTGAGTTAATGCCGATTTTGGAATATTTCTTAAATAAGTACCTTCTGCGTAAATGAATGAAGATGAATTTATAAATAAACCACCACTTATATCACTTATAAATAAACTACCACTTATATCAACCGAGCCAGTAAATTGAGAAGCGATTGAAGCAGTGAATATATTACTAAACTCATCAAATGAAGATGTGAATGGAGTTATTACTCTAAATCCATAAACAGGACTTACCGATGCGGTTACTGAACCCGATTTAATTTCCGATGATACTAATGCATCTTCCGTTAGTGCTGCTCTTGGAATATTTCTTAAATAAGTACCTTCCGAATAAATGAAAGATGCGGAATCAATTCTAATGCTTCCACTAAAATCAGAACCACTTTCAAATGATGCTACTCTAAAACCAAAATCAGGTGCTACCGAAGCGGTTACACTACCACTTGCGATTCTAAATGCATCTCCTGTTATGTTTGCAAACGGTATATCAAATAACCCTCTACCACTACCACTAAACATTGATGCTGTTAAATTTCCTTCAACTTTTGTATTACCAATTAATTTTATTTCAGCAGGTATGTATAATGCATCTACTACATTGATTGTACCCGCCATAGATGAGTGTAATTGACAATTATAATATAAGGTATCTGGTGCACTACCAGAAACTAAAAATGTTACATTACCAACATCTTCACCATTATTATCTACCCAAGTAGTATATGCGTTTGAAGTACCAGTACTATTTACCGTCTTAATCCAAAATGGATGGCCGGATGCATTTACGTTAAATGTATAATTTACATTTCTTACTAAAGTTAAAGTTGGATTTGAGCCACTTACTAATTTATTACTTATATTATATAAACCACTGCCATCATTTGTTACGATAAATACCTTATCTATTTCATAATCAGGTATTACTCTTGCAGATGATGAAACTATAAAACTTCCACTAATTGTAGAGAATGTGTTTACTCTAAGCCCATAATCAGGTGCAATTGATGCTGTTGCAGAACCACTTGCAATTCTATTAATTTTAAATGATAAAGCAGATTCTGGAATATTACTCAATCCCTCGCCACTTCCACTAAAGAATGAACCAGTTTCAACTCTGATGTAGCCACCACTTACAAATAAACTTCCACTAAACTGAGAACCACTTTCAATTGAAATTACTCTAAACCCATAATCAGGTGCAACAGATGCTGTAACTGAACCAGATTTAATTTCCGTAGATATTAATGCATCTTGTGTTAATGCTGAACGTGGGATATTTCTTAAATAAGTACCTTCAGAAAATATGAATGAAGATGAATCAATTAATATACTACCACTAAATGATGAACCACTTTGAAAAGAATTAACAACAAATCCAAAATTAGGAGATACTGATGCGGTTACACTACCACTTGTTATTCTAAATACTTCAGATGATAATGCAGATTGTGGTATATCAAACAATCCTTTACCACTACCACTAAATACTGATGCTGATATTGAACCAGAGAAATTTGATACTGCCGCAAATACTTCAAATCCTCTATTTGGAGAAATTGATGCAGTTGCACTACCACTAAATATTTTTGATGTATCTAAATTCGAAAGTGCCGAAATTGGGATATCAAATAATTTAGCACCACTACCAGAGAAAGATGAACCGGTAATAACTCTTAATTCTCCATAAAAAGTACTACCACTATTTATCGAAGTTACTACAAATCCACTATTAGGTGCAACCGATGCGGTTACTGAACCGGATTTGATTTCCGTTGTTAATAATGCATCAGGAGTTAATGCCGAACGAGGTATATCAAATAATCTAGCCCCACTACCACTAAATGAACCGGTAGATAATTCAACACCTCTAGAGCCACTTATAAATAAAGAACCGCTAATCGTAACGTTGCCAATTAAAGTAGAACCAAAATCAACCGAAGTTAAAATAAATCCTTTATCAGGCGCAACTGATGCGGTTACTGAACCAGAAACAATTGCGGTTGCAACTGGCGGTGGTACTACTATTCCAGTTAATCTACTACCATCTCCTTGAAATGAACCACTGATATCAGAACCACTTATTTCATTAGATATAATAGTACGTGCTCTAAGACTACCACTTATATCAACACTACCAGTAAATTGTGAACCAACATTTCCTGCTTCTACTTTAAATCCATAATCAGGTGCCACAGACGCAGTTATACTTCCGCTTGCAATTCTGGATGAATCACCGGTAAATGCGGAACGAGGAATATCATATAATCCAGCACCACTTCCAGTAAACATAGATGCCGATACGGTTGTTTTGAATATCGCAGGTTTGCTTATATTTAAACTACCACTAATAATCACATCTCCTATAATCTTAACTTCTGGAGCTCTTTGTAAAATGGCATCTACAATATTAATTACGCCACCCATTGATAAATGGAATTGGCAATTATAATAAAGTGTATCAGGTGCATTTGGTGGAACATTAAATGTTAATGTACCAGAATCAATTCCATTATTTGTTACACCGGTATCATATGTATTTCCAGTACCACTAGATTGAGTTGTTTTAATATAAAATGGATGGCCAGATGCATTTAAATTAAATGTATAAGTTACACCTCTAACCAACGTTAATGTTGGATTTTGGTTTATAGAATCACCGTTAAAACGATAAGCCGCACTAGAATCATTTGTTACATTGAATACCGTATTCAAAGATTCAGGTGGATAGTATGCAGTTGATGCTGATATTATCATGCTTCCACTAAATGTAGAAAACGTATTTACTCTAAACCCATAATCAGGTGATATGGATGCAGTTACACTACCGCTTGAAATTCTTGAAAGGTCTAAATCTCTAAGAGCGGAAATTGGTATATTAAATAACTTGTCACCACTACCACTAAATGAGCCAGTAAATAATTCAACATTTCCACTTACGAATAACGAACCTGTAAACGTACTTCCACTATTTATTGAAGTTACTACAAATCCTGTATTAGGTGCAACCGATGCAGATACACTACCACTTGCGATTACCGTAGTTAATAAAACCTGAGATGCTAATGCTGAAAGTGGAATATCAAATAAACCTCTACCACTACCACTAAAGAACGAACCGGTTGCTACTTGTATATTTCCACCGCTTACAAATAATGAACCAGTAAATTGAGAACCACTTAAAGATGATTCTACTCTAAACCCATATTGAGGTGAAACTGATGCGGTTACACTACCAGTTGCAATTATCGTTGCTGTTAATGCATCGGGAGTTAAAGCAGAACGAGGTATATCAAACAATCCTCTACCACTACCACTAAACATTGATGCTGTTACAGTTGATTTAAAAATACCACTACCAGTTACTATTAAAAAATCATTAATAGTTGCTGCAGTATTTACTTCAAATCCTTTGTTTGGTGAAATCGATGCGGTTGCAGAACCACTTGCTATTAACGTCGATGTTAATGCGGGGATGTTGAATAATCCACTACCATCTCCTCTAAATAAAGATGCCGATACTGTACCGCTTACAAATAAAGAACCTGTAAATTGAGAACCACTTTCTTGTGATTCTACTCTAAATCCAAAATTAGGAGATACCGATGCAGTTACACTACCACTTACGATTTTATACGGAGAAAACGATAATGCAGATTCAGGAATATTAAATAAACCCTCACCGCTTCCACTAAAATATCCACTACCAGATGGTATAGTAATATTTCCACTTACAAATAAAGAACCCGTAAACGTTGACCCACTAATTTCTGATAAAACTACAAATCCGGTATCCGGAGAAACTGATGCCGTTATACTACCACTTGCTAATCTAGTTGCTTTCGGTAAGTTAAATAAATTTGTACCGTCTCCAAAAAATGAACCGGTAAAAGAACCGGTAAATGATGAACCGGTAATATTATTACCAATTAATTCACTTTCTATTCTTACAGATCCAGTAAATTGTTGTATATTATCATTGGTGTTACCAAATATATTTGAACCGGATGAATATATTATAGAAGATGAAATTACATTTACTATAAGTTGGTCTGCTATAATCGATTTACTCACATAGAGGTTTCCCTCAATTATTGTATCGGTATTTACATTAAGACCATTTGATTTAAAAGATGCAGTTGCCGAACCACTTGCTATAAACGGAGCTACAACGGATGGTACATTTGTTAATTTGCTACCATCTCCTTGGAATGAACCAGAAAAAGACCCACTAAATTCTTCTAAAAATAGTTTTTTTGCAAATCCTCTATTACCTTGGTCATCGGAAACTATTATCGCAGGATTAGTTAATAGAGATGCAGAGAAGGGTGGTACTCCCAAATTTGGTTCAGCCTGAGATAAATCTAAGAATTGATACCTATCAGATGTTACATTTTTTGGGCTTACAACCCTTACCCTGCCCGTTAATAGATTACTTATTGCCATTAGTTCTTGCTAGCTTTGTTATAAATATGAAATTTCTACTATAAATATTAATCTATAATATTATCGTTATTCATTCGCACTCTCTAGCAAAGAAAGGACTACTGTTAATTCGGTTGAACCAGATACTATGAAACCATATGTTTCTTCTAACACTAATTTACCAGAAACTACCGGTGAAAGTGAATCCGCTGGTGGAATTGTTACATTTGTTACCAATCTCACCGCTTGTTGTTCTATTAATACAGGTGCTTCTATGGTAGATTTAATAACATCGACTAAACTATTAACAACATATAGGGATGCTGATATTCCAGATTCAGTTCCATTTACAAATCCGGTTAATACCGATTGCGTTACACCACTTTGAAATAACAATGGGGATTCTGCAGAACCAGTTGTTGATTGATTTTTTATAATTTGATTTGATAATACTTTTAAATAGTCCAAAGCAAATATAGATGCAGAATATTCAGTTGAATCGATTAAAGATACACCATTTTTATCAAAGTAAGCTTTTGCTGCTTTACTTGTTCTGATTGTTGTATTATTTGCAATATCATACTTTACTGCATCAACATCATCCAAAGTATTTTGTTCAAAGTAAGATGATATAAAAGTAAATGGAGTTTCTGATAAATTATTTTGATTAGAAGTATATGCCGCTATTTCTTTTCTTAAAAATTGTCTATTTGAATTAAGTAGTACAGATGCACTAGCAAAACTACCACTAAAATTCAATAAAGATAGAGAAGAAGTAACAAACGCACTACCACTGTATATATCGCTAAATTCAGGTACTGGTATTTCTTTATTTGATGTTACAAAAATAGTTACAGGTTGTGTTACTAAACTATTATTTGTAATTTGACAAGATAATACAATCGAGGATACACCCGCTGGTGTTGTATATATTTCATCAGGTTCTCCAGTCAATCCTGTTACTACTGACTGAAACCGATTTAAGGGTACAAAAACTTCTGCCATTTTTTTATTTTTTTATTTTTTTTTATATTTGTAGTGCTAATGAGAACGGAGTTACTAATGAGAATAGAGATTTACTAAATGTTCTACCCACAAGAGTACCAGTTGCCTGATTAATACTCAATCCAGTACCAATTCTAAAGTCACCATCCTGATTACCAGATGTAAAGAAGATTCTACCTCCACCCAATTCGGTAATTTCAAATATTGGATTTGCAACACCACTACCACCCTGATTTGGAGGAAGTGCTTTAAACGTTACACCACTACCATTATAAGAGTAGTCAATACCAGTTGCCACAATTAGAGAACCAAATGATTCTAATGGTGCACCCGCTGCTATAAACTCTGCTCTAGTTCTTAGATAACGATTTGTTTCCAATGTTTCTAATAACTGGTCTCTAGTCACAGCTATTGCACTTCCATACTGACCATCATAATATGAAGATGCTGCTCTGATTCCTCTCTCATTTCCACCATATAATAAATCAGTTACAGCCGCATCTACAATAAATCCAGTATCACGTGAACAACTAGCCTCATTATATACTAAATATGGAAATGCTCCATTTGTATATCCAATTGCTCTTTGTTTTAATTCATCCTTACCAGATTTCAATCTTTCAGCCGCTTGTCTTCTCTTAGTTGCAGGTGCTAAATAAGTTAATAAAGTATTTGCTACAATTTTTTCAGATATTCCTCTTGCGAAGTTAATACCATCTATCGTTTGCTTCTTTTGTCCATTATTATCACCATAACTATCCACAATTGCTACGGATGGGAATTTATAATAGTATGAACCTGCTTCAATACTTCTTTCATTGCCACCATAAACTAAGTCAGTTCTGATTGCATCTATGATAAATCCTAAATCTCTACTACAACTTACTTCATTATATTTTAAATTACTCCAAGATGAAGATAAGAATGTTATAGTTTCTTTTTGTATTAACGTTTTGTTATCTGTCAATAATTTTGCTGTTAGTACTAAAGATGCAGATGGTTCTAAATAAGTTGGATTGATTACTACTTTTTTAGATAACTTTCCAGCATATCTGATACCAGTAAGAGTTGGGTCTAATTGATTTTGAGTTGATGGTACACCTTTATTGATTGCGTTAGAAGGATATAAGTAATAATACTGTCCTGCTATCACACTTCTTTCTTGTCCACCATATAATACATCCGTTGCTGCTGCATCTATTAGGTAACCAACATCTCTCTTACAAGTTGTTTCGTTATAATATACACCACTCCAAGAAGAAGATACATAAGCGATAGTTTCAGCTGCTACAAATGATTTGTTCTTTCTTAATAAATCAAATGATGCCGATGCCTCTACTGATGCTGTTACAAACAATGTATTTTTTACAATCTTTTGTGCTATTCTACTTGCGTAGTTTATACCATCAATTGTTTGTCCTAATTGCCCAACACCATCACCATCTCCTTCAATAATTGCCTTAGATGGATATTTGTAATAGAACTCTCCGCTGAATACACCTCTTTCATTTCCACCATATAGTAAATCAGTTGTTACACCATCTAAGATATAACCAACATCTCTCTTACACTTATCTTTATCATACTCAAATGTACTCCAGCTAGCAGTTAAGTAAGCTAGGGTTTCATTTTGTATAAACTCTCTATTATTTCTCAACAAATTAACCGATGCTGATACTAATTGTGATGCTGTCACAAATGTTAATGATGCCGCAACATTCTTAGAAGTTTGTCCTGCGTACTTAACACCTGCTAATGTAGGTTGTAATTGTGAACCTTGCGCTTGTGATGGATATAAGTAATAGAATACCCCAGCGTTTGTACTTCTTTCATTTCCACCATATAATAAATCCGTAGAAACTGCATCTATGATATGTCCAACATCTCTTTTACAAGTTACTTCATCGTAAGATGCCGTACTCCAAGAAGAAGATACATAAGCGATAGTTTCGTTTTGTATAAACTCTCTATTCTTTCTTATTAATGCGTATGATGCTGATACAACTGCTGATGCAGTTACATAAGTTACATTTTGAATTACTTTTTGTGCTAACTTACTTGCGTAGTTTATTCCATCAAGCGTTTGATTCAATTGTGCTCCTTGTGCCTGTGATGGGAAATCATAATAGAATACACCATTTACTAAAGATGCTGAATTTGAGTTAAATACCAAATCTTCAGCTGCTCCACTTATAATTAATCCAACATCACGTCTACACTTACTTTCATCATAAGATGCCGTTGACCAAGATGATGATAAATATGCAATAGTTTCATCCTGTATGAATGAAATGTTATTTTTTAGTATTCCGTATGCAATCCATCTATTATCATTACTTACCGCAGTTGTATAAGATGAAGTTGGTAAACTTAATGATGCTGATACTATTGCTGAACCAGTTCCGTTAGCAACTATGTTTGTTACGATAGCAATTGATGCCGATAGTATTGTTGCTTCAGTAGAAGTTGCCGATGATGCTGAAATATATTGAATAGCGTTAGTTACTTTAATATTTCCTAAAGTATTAAGTATAATAGAAGGTGCTCCTATTAATGTACTACTAATAGATGCTGTTGTAAATCTAGCTGCGTACTTAATTGCATCCGTTGTTTGAATTACTTGCGAACCAAACCCATTGGCCTGTGATGGGAACTGATAATAGTAATCCCCATTCTTTCTACTTCTTTCGTTACCGCCATAAAGTAAATCGGTTGCTACGCCATCAATGATATATCCTAAATCTCTATAACACTTACTCTCACTATAATCTAAGTTAGGGTATTTAACGTTTACATATGCAACACTTTCACTTTGTATGAATAATTTATTAGCCTTTATTAAATCGTATGCGTATTGAGCTTCTAAAGATGCTGTAAATATCTGCTTATTAACAACTACGTTCATAGCCGTTCCTTTTGCGTATCTTACACCAGTCAATGTTGGTTCTAATTGTGCGTTTGTAGCTTGAGATGGATAATCATAATAGTATCTACCTGCTATCACACTTCTTTCGTTGCCACCATAAAGTAAATCAGTTGCTACTGCATCTATAATGTATCCAATATCTCTCTTACAAGTTGTTTCGTTATAATCATGCTTAGCCCAACTTGCTGATAGATACGCAATTGATTCACTTTGTATAAATTCTTTGTTAGTTCTCAATGAATTCCAAGATGCCGATGTTGGTTGGTTAATTGATGCTGATATATGTGTAAAAGGAGTATTCAATACCACCTTTTCTGCCAATCCACTTGCGTATTTGATTGCCGTAATTGTTTGGTCTAATTGAGAACCAGTAGCGTTTGATGGGAAATCAAAATAGAACTTACCATTAAACAAAGATGCGGAGTTACCACCATATAAAAGGTCAAATGCAGAACCACTAAGGATTCCAGTCAAATCTCTTTCACATTTACTTTGTGTATATTCAAATCCACTCCAAGATGAACTCATATAAGCAATAGTTTCATCAACTATGAATTTAGAATTACTTACTAATAAGTTATATGCCGAATTTATTTTTACATTTGTATTTGCTATCGGATATGTCGATGGTCTAAACCCAATTGAGCTTGTACCATTACTTAATAAAACATCAATTACCAAAGATAAAGATGATGATATTAATTTACCTTGCAATCTTCCAGATGCACTTCCACTTATTAATTGTGGTGTGTTAGTTACCTTAATACTTGCTGATGTATTTGATATAATTGTTGGTAGAACAGATGTTCCATTTTCAATTACACTTAATATCAAATCAAATCCACTTGCAATCTTATTAGTATCAAAAGATGATGCTGATATTGCTTGTCTTATCGGATTTGCATTTGTTACTTTTAAAGATGATGATGTATTTGTTACTAATGTAGGTAATACACTCAATCCGTTTTTAACAACGTTTACAACAGTACCATAAGAAGAACTTACGTTTGTAATTTGAGTTGATAAGTTATATGAACCCGTACCAATTGTTTGTTCTTTAGAACTTATATGTAATAAAGTTGGTGTAGCTAATTCAAATCCATAATTATAGTTTCTTACTAATGAATCCGGTACAAATGCAACACCATTTTCAATAATATCAGCTACATGCTTAAATGATGATGTAATAATATCCAATTCGGCTCCACTTGCTGATATCGATGATGAGTATTGAGTTGTATTTGTTACTTTAATTAAACTATCTCCATTTTGAACCAATACAGGTAATGTACTGATTGAATTTTTAGTAGTTCTAACAAAGGTATGAGCTGCTTGAGGTAAGTGTTTAATTGCACCAGCTGATGCAGATACAAACGTATGAACTGATTGCGGTAGGTATTTTACAGCGTTTGCCGATGCTGATACAAATGTATGTATTGAGCCAGAAGCACTCCCAGCATCCCCTACATTGATTGTGAAGATACCATCTTGTCTTTGTACTCCATTAATACTTGCTGTCACAAATGTATGTGAGTTTGTATATGAAGATGCACCTATATTGATGTTAAACGTATTTGTAGTTACACCAGATATACTTAACCATCTTCCGCTTGGATAATCATATCCAGCTCTAGGGTAAGATTTTGAAATCACATTATCATCCAATACACAATTGTAAGTTAATGAGTTATCAGAAAGTTTAATATAATCACCATTACTAAATCCGTGAGATGCTATTGTTAAGGTAACATCTCCAGTCTCAGCGTTATATGGAGCATTGGTTACTGTGTGTTGAGTAAATCCAACTGATTTTATCTCAATTGATTTTCCAAGATACGGGTCACCACTTCCACTTCTAGGATAACTATGTGTTGTTGCATTTCCGTCTTGGTCACAAGTAAATGCCATTGAACCCGTTGCTAAAATAACACTTCTACCAACGCCCAATCCATGCTGTCCAACAGTTACAGACATATCACCTGTAAGTGCATTATAATTAGCTGCGGATGGTGTAAAGTATTTGTTAGCCGCCGATGCCCCAACACTAACCGTCAATGTAGTTGGTGTAGTATTAGTTATCACCATAGAACGACCAGCGTATGGGTCTATACCAAATCTAGGATAGGATTTAACTGATTGATTGTTGTCCATATCACAAGTAAATGCGATTGAACCCGTTGTTATTAAAATTCCTTCGCCAATACTTAAACTATGTGTACCTACTGTCATTACAAAATCTCCAGTAGCTGGATTATAAGTTGCATTAGTAGGTGTAAACTCTACATTAGGTCCTGATACTCCAACATTAACAGTTATTGTATTAGTTGTTACTGATTGTATTTGTAATTTGTTAGAATATGCGTATTGTCCAGCTGAAGGTAATTTGTGTTCCGTTCTATTACCATCCATTTCACAAGTGAATACAAATGATTCAGGTTTGATGTAAATACTATTATACTTTGTCAATGTATGACTTGGAATAGTAATTACAAAATCTCCATTCGCCGGATTGTATGTTGCGGTAGTTGGTGTAAATGATTTTACCCCATCATTTATGATTCCAGTTACTAAACCGAATGATGAACTAATTTGATTTACTTCAATTGTAGTTGCACCTAAAGATGATGTATATTGTGTAGTATTTGTTACCTTAATATTTCCATCAGTATTTGTAGTTAGTGTTGGTGAATTTAATTTAATATTTTGAACTATTGCTTTAGCTAATGCTTTTGCGTAATCAACACCAGCAACAGTTTCTATAACTTGCGTACTCTTTGTTGCTAACGATGGATATAAATAATAATATTGTCCAGCTATAACACTTCTTTGATTTCCACCATAGAAAGTATCAGTTATAACTGCATCTAAAATATATCCAACATCACGTCTACACGTTTCTCTTAAATAAACTAAATTAGGGAAGAAAGCATCTATATATTGTACAGTTTCGTTTTGTATAAATGTTTTATTCTGTCTTAATAAATTAACTGATGATGTTACGAATCCAGTTGGTGATATTAATACTTTATTTTCTATTATATTTTTTGCAGTACCAGCTACATAGTTTATTCCATCAAGTGTAGGTCCTTTTTGTGTTGCTACAGTTGGTGAAACCGAACCTGTTAGAATTGCTGCTGATGGATATAGATAATAGTATTCTCCAGCTTTAGAGCTTCTTTCATTTCCACCATATACCAAGTCAGTTCTAACCGCATCTATAATATGTCCAATATCTCTCTTACAAGTTGTTTCGTTATAATAGAATCCATCACCACCACTCCAAGAAGAAGATAGATACGCAATTGATTCACTTTGTATAAACTTCTTATTATTAAGTAATAAATTAAATCCAGTTAATTCAGATGTTGTTGGTGATTGTAATAATAAATTTGCTACAATTTTTTCAGTAATTCCTTTAGCGTATTTTATACCATCTAAAGTTTGATTTAATTGTCCACCAGTATCACCATCGTTACCCTCTGTTGCTAATGAAGGATATAAGTAATAATACTCACCGGCTTTAGCTACTCTTTCATTTCCACCATAAAGAATATCAGTTGCCACCGCATCTAATATATAACCTATATCTCTTTTACAAGTAGTTTGGTTATAAGGGAATGAACTCCAAGAAGAAGATAGATATGCAATAGTTTCATTTTGTATAAATGCTTTATTATTGAATATCAATTCGTATGCAGTAACGTTTGAGTTAGATGCTGATACAAATGTTGAATTTATTAATACTTTATTAGTTAAATCTTTAGCGTATTTGATTCCGTCTAATGTTGGTCCTAATTGAGATGTTGTAGCTTGTGATGGATATTCATAATAGAATTTTCCAGCATTTATACTTCTCTCATTACCACCATAAACTATATCAGTTGTTACTGCATCTAAAATATGTCCTACATCTCTCTTACAAGTTGTTTGATTATAAGATGCTGTACTCCAACTTGCTGAAATATAACTTATAACTTCGTTTTGAATAAATTCTCTATTGTTATAAATTAATTCTTTTGCTTGTAATTTATTTTGTGATACTTTTGTAAATGTATTTCCTTTAAGAATTTTGAATGCAATATCTCTAGCATATTCGATACCAGTAACAGTCTCCTGTATTTGTGAACCCGTTGCTTCAGATGGGTATCTATAATAGAATACTCCAGCATTTATTGTTCTCTCATTTCCACCATATAATAAATCCGTAGAAACTGCATCTATAATATGTACTATATCTCTCTTACAAGTTGATTCAACATATTGATGTGTACTCCAAGATGAACTTATATAAGGTATTACTTCATCCTTAATAAACTCTTTGTTATTAACCAAAAGAGTATATGCATCTTTAACTTGCGCCGATTGAGTTACAAACAAAGTATTTAATACTAATTTTTGTGCCAAACGTGATGCGTATTTAATACCATCTAATGTTTGGTTTAATTGTGCTCCCTGTGCTTGTGATGGAAACTCATAATAGAACTTACCATTGAATACTGATGCGGAATTTGCATTCCATATTAAATCTTCAGCTGAACCACTAAGTATAAATCCTAAATCACGTCTACACTTACTTTCATCGTAAGATGCGGTTGACCAAGAAGAACTTAAATAAGCAATACTTTCATCTACTATGAAATCTAAGTTATTTTTTAGAATAGTATAAGCTGCTATTACATTTGAAGATGAAATAGATGATGTATATAAAGTTACAATTGGTAAAGAACCAATACCATTTGCTATTATATTTGTTACAATAGAAATAGATGCAGATATTGCGTTAGCTTCAGTTTGTGTTGCAGTATTTACTCCAAAATATTGAGTGGTATTAGTTACTTTAATATTATTATTCGTATTTAGAACAATAGTAGGTAACGAACCAGTACCATTTTCTAATATGTTTATAATTTTATCAAAACTACCAGATATGCCTCTTGCCAATGAAGATGATATAATTACCGAAGATGTGTATTGATTTGTATTTGTTATCTTTACTAATGAATCGGTATTTTTTACTAATGTAGGTAACGAACCAGTACCATTTTCAACAATATCTAAAACAATATCAAAACTATTATTTGAAGCTGTAAGATATGTAGATGATATTGATGCTGTTGTTATATAGCTATTTGTATTAGTTCTTTTAATTAAAGAATTTACATTTGTTACAATGGTTGGGATTGAGCCAGTACCATTTGCTACAATATTGATTACAGTATCAAATCCAGTAGTTACTTTTGTCTTTTCAGAATTAGTTGGTGTTATTGAAGATGTTATTTGTACACCACCTAAAACATTTACACCCTTATTTGTATTCTTAACAATAGTTGTTGGTATTGAACCAGTTCCGTTTGATAGGATATTAAGTATGTTACCAAATGAAGATGATATAATAGATTTATCAGTTGTCCCTACTGATATTGATGATGTAATTTGTTGAGCCGTAGTTGCTTTAATTCCAGCTGCAGTGTTTAATACCACATTAGGCGCTGAATTACTTCCACTTTCAATTACGTTTGCTACAATATCAAAACCATCCTCTATTGATTTACCACCAATTGCTACTAATTTTGCTAAACCTTTTGTGAAGTTTAGTGAATCAATTGTTTCTTCAGATTGAACTCCAGTAGCTTGAGATGGATATAGATAATAGAATCTTCCAGCAGTTATACTTCTTTCGTT